CGGGAGTTGGTGGTGTAATTACCACAGCAGATAATACTGGTATCTTAAACATACAGACGGCAGGGACAACTGCGATTACTGTAGATGCCTCACGAAATGTAATTGTTAATGGAACAACGGCTTATAACAACGCAGCAAACCGTGGAAACGTTACAATTGAAGGAGCAACAACATCTATATTAAATTTAGGTATAGGTGGAACTCTTGGTGGATATGTTTACCACAACGGTACTGATATTGATTTTCGCAACTCTAAAACAGGCGCAATTCAGTTTGCAACAACTGGTATAGAGCGTATGCGCCTAGATGCTAGTGGGAATTTGTTGGTGGGGACTACAACTCAGGCTGATTCTGGTAAGCAGTCTGTTCGATTTAATGGATTAATACAAAAAGGAATCGGTATACAGGACAGTGAAAATGCGTCTGGTGCTAGATTTATTTCGTTTGTTGGTGCTGGTGGTGGTTCAATCGGCTCAATTGAACGAGTGGGAATTACAAATGCTGTTGTTTATAACACTACATCTGACCTAAGATTAAAGTCTAATATTGTTGATGCTGACCCAGTTTTAGATAAATTGATGCAAGTTCAAGTTCGTCAATACGATTGGACTGAAGGTGACTTACATCAAGATTATGGTTTTATTGCTCAAGAGCTAGAGCCTGTTTTAACAGGAATAGTAACTAAAGGTAAAACAGAAGAAGATATGTGGCAACTTGACTATTCAAGACTAACACCTCATTTAGTCAAAGCCTTGCAAGAACAACAAGCCCTAATAGAAAACTTAACAACACGACTATCTGCGTTGGAGAATAAATAATGAGCGGTGTCATAATAGCAGGGAATACATCGGGTAGTGTCACACTAGACGCACCAGCAGTATCAGGAAGTACGGTTATTACTCTGCCTACAACAACAGGCACTATGATGGTAAATGGCCCAGCAGTAAGTGTGTATTTAAACTCTGCTCAATCTTTATCTTCACAAACACATACTAAAGTAACTTTAGATGTAGAAAACTTTGACACTAATTCTAATTTTGCATCTAGTCGTTTTACTCCAACTGTTGCTGGTTATTATCAAGTAAATGGCTCTGTAATGTTTGGCTCAACTACTTCAACACAATTTGGATGGGCTGAAATATATAAAAATGGGTCAGCATATCAAACTGGCAATCAAGTATTTGCAGCATCTATTTCATACCCTGTTTCTAATGTATCTACTTTAGTTTACTGCAATGGCTCTACTGATTACATTGAATTATATGCTTGGTTTTCTGCTGCTATTAATTTAAATCAAGGATTGCAAAACATTCAATTCTCAGCATCAATGGTAAGGAGCGCATAATGGCTATAGTTTTAGATGGAACGGTTGGTATAACTAGCCCAGCAGAAACAATACAGGGCAACCTCACCACAACGGGTAACACCATACTCGGTGACGCAAGCACAGACACGCTTAATGTAGGCAACGGTGGACTGATTAAAGACGCATCAGGTAACCTAGGCTTGGGTGTAACTCCTAGTGCTTGGAGTTCAAGCTACAGAGCGTTGCAAATTAACGCAGTAGGTGCAGTAGCCTCTGACACAGGTACAGTTTCTTTAAGTAATAATGTCTATTGGAATGGTTCTGCCAACATATATACTACAACTGGTACTGCTGCATTGTATTACATGAATTCAGGAAATCACGTATGGGGTTCTGCCATTTCAGGGACAGCAGGGAATACAGCAACTTTAAATACACTAATGACGTTAAATGCTAGTGGGAATTTGTTAGTAGGTGCTACTTCATTTCCGGGGTCTTCCAAACTTAATATTGCTGCTGTAGGAGGCCAACAAGGTATAGCAACTTACAATACTACCGCCGGTTATTCCGCAATTTATGGCCAACATTCTTCAAATTCTGGAACAGGATATGTTGCTTATTTTACAAATACAGGTTCTAGCACTGGTCTTTATATTTCTAATACAGCCGCATGGCAATCTACTTCTGACGCACGTTTAAAAACGGATGTTAAAGATTTAAATTCTACAAACAGATTGTTACAATTACGGGCAGTTGATTATTTATGGAAATCTCAAGAAACATCTGATGAACCGACAAAACGTAATTTTGGATTTATTGCTCAAGAAGTAAAAGAAATATTCCCAGAACTTGTTGGAGTTTCTCCTGATGGAATGTTTAGCGTTGAATACACTGGATTAATAGCGCCTTTAGTAAAAGCCATCCAAGAGCAACAAGCAATGATTGAAGAATTAAAGGCTAAAGTGGCTGCCTTAGAAGCTGCTTAATTTCAAAGGAAACAAAATGGCTGAAACCAAAAAAACCACCATTACTGTTGACGATGTAGATTATGTTTATGAAGACATGACACCGCAGCAACAAGCGATGGTCAACCACATATCAGACTTAGACCGTAAGATAGGAACAAGTCAATTTAACCTAGACCAGCTTAATGTCGGCAAGTCTGCATTTGTAAACTTGCTTAAAGAGTCTTTAACCGCACCTAAAGAGGAATAACAATGGAAAACCTGATAGCTAAAGTAAACGCTTTTTTGAGCCAGTTCTGCATCGTGTGCAAAGTGCCTTGTGACAAGCAAATGCATTTCCTATCAGGTTTCATCATTGCGGCGGTATTAACACCGTTCATTGGTGCTTACTCTATCCTAGTGGTGGCTGTAATTGCAGCCTTAAAAGAGATATACGATGCCCGTCATCCTGACAAGCACACAGCTGACTTTTGGGATTGGATAGCAACTACATTAGGTGGCTTAGTAGGATTTGTTGTTGTATCATTAATTTAATAGAGAACTCTTCATGGATCAAGGTATACTTAACATTGCAATCATGACAACAGGTTCAGTCTTTGGCTGGATCTTAAGAATGTTATGGACTGCATCACAAGAACTAAAAGCAGACTTAGCTAAACTTCGTGAAGAGTTGCCTAAGGACTACGTATCAAAAGACGATTACCGTCAAGACATTAAAGAACTTAAAGACATGATCAGTAAGTTATTTGATATTCTAGAGAGCCGTCGATGAACTTGACTCCGCACTTTACTCTTGCGGAACTTACAGTTACTAACAAACCTTTAGATAATACACCTTCTAAAGAGATGGTTGAAGTTCTTCGTACTACTGCTTTTCACATGGAAAGAGTTCGAGAACTACTAGGTAACGTTTCTATTAAAGTAAACAGTGGTTATAGAAGTCCAGCAGTAAACAAGGCTGTAGGTGGCTCTAAGACTTCTGCACACACTCTAGGCTATGCTGTAGACTTTACAGCTTACGGACATACTCCCCTAACTATTGCTAATACTCTTGCTAAGAGTGATCTTAAGTTTGATCAGCTTATCTACGAAGGTACTTGGGTTCACATTAGTTTTGATCCTAAGATGCGTAGAGAAGTTCTTACTGCTAGGTTCAAAGATGGTAAAGCAACTTACTTGAAAGGAATTGTATAATGTGGTCAGTACTATTTCCAGCATTACTTCCAGCACTAACAGATGGTGTTCGTGGTATCTTCGCTAAGTTCTCTGGTGGAGCAGGTGGTACTCCTCAGAACGTAACAGAACGTATTCAGTTAATGCAAGCTGAAACAGAAAGACTTAAAGCACTAGCAGAGATTGACAAGCCAGTAGGAGAGCCTGATAAATGGGTTACGAACTTAAGAACTAGCTTTCGTTATGTAACAATTATCTTAATTTGGTTTGCAACGATAGCAGCTGTTTTTACTCCTGAGGTAGATCACGCTATCACTGTTATCTTATTGGACCTCTCAGGGGCCTGCATGTCGTTTGTAATAGGTGAACGGATGTATCTTTCTTTAAAGAGATAAACTTTATTCAAAGGATTTAAAATGGCAACATCAGGAACTACAAGTTTCTCAGTAACAAGAAATGATATTATCTCAGCTTCACTACGCTTATTAGGTGTTCTTGAAGAGGGTGCTAACCCTAATCCTACTGCTATTGAAAATGCAAGTCTTGTTCTTAACATGATGATTAAGGACTGGATGACTGATGGTATTAAACTATGGACAACTACAGAAATTGTTTTACCTTTAGTAGCAGGTCAAACTTCTTATAGTATTGGTTCTGAAAGTACTAATGACTTAGTGACAAATAAACCACTTCGTTTAATTCAAGCTTTCTTGCGTAACTTATCAGTAGATCCGTACATTGATATGCCTATGACTTTGATCTCTGAACAAGAGTACAATATCCTAGGTTCTAAGTTCAGTGAAGGTGCTATTAACTCTGTGTACTACAAGCCTTATGTCAATCATGGTATTGCCAAGGTTTTCTTGACACCTAACACTTCAACAGCTGAAGACTATGAACTACATTTGAATGTTCAACGTCCAATTGAGGATATTACAAGTGCTAATCAAACATTTGATTTTCCCTCAGAATGGTACCAGTCCTTGCGTTGGGGCCTAGCTGCTGAATTAGCCTCAGAATATGGCTTGACAACTGAACGAATATCTGCTATAATATCTAGATCAAACTCATATAAAGATAGACTAGCGGCTTGGGATACTGAGTACAATAGTACTTTCTTCCAACCAGACGTTCGGATGAATCAGCATGCCTACCGTTAGACTTCCACTAGCCTTTCCAATACAGAGTCGTCAAGCAGATCCTTTTAAAGATGCTAAAATGGTCAATGCCTACAAAGAGGCTGATCAAGTTCTTAAAAGGCCTGGACTGTCATATCTAGTTGTAGACCCTGTTCTACCTACTGACGTTGGTCAAGGTGTCTTTGCTTATAATCAAGCCTTATATACTTGTATTAATAATGCTATTTACAAAGTAGAAGCAGGTGTTTCTACTCTTATAGGTAGTATCTCAGGTACTGTTAAACCTATTTACTGGACTTCAACATTTAATAATAACTTTTTGTTTTTTCATAATCAAACTAAAGGTTATGTTTATTCAACAGTTGGTGGTTTAGTTGAGATTACTACTCCTTTTTTTCCTACAAACTTAGTTCCAGGTGTAGGTTATTTAGACACATATGTAGCAGTTATGAACGTAGATGGTAGAATCTATACGTCAGATCCTGCAGATCCTACAACATGGAATGCTCTTAACTATGTATCTACAACAAGTCAACCAGACTTAGCAACAGGTATATCCAGTCACTTAAACTACATTGTAGCTTTTAATCAGTGGTCTATGCAGTTCTTTTATGATGTTGGTACTTCAACAGGTTCACCTTTATTATCAAACGCTTCAGCTAACCTTGAGATTGGATGTGCTAATGGTAACTCACTTGTTAAATTTGAACAGACACTAGCGTGGGTGGGTCAGTCAAATACAGCAGGTAAAGGTGTTTACCTTCTTAATGGTATATCTCCAATTAAAGTATCTAATCAATTTATTGATAAGTATTTAGATGCAGATACTTGTGAAAATTGTAGAGCTACTGGTATTAAATATAATGGTCATAGCTGGTATATATTAACTTTACCTGATTCTGATCTTACATTTGTGTATGATATTGATGAGAAAATTTGGACATTCTGGTCTTCTGTTCAGAATGATGTTGAGCAATACTTTGTAGGTAATTATGCAACTTCTTTAGATGGGCATTCTTATTTACAAGACAGTGTTAATGGTGAGTTATATAAACTTGACCAAAATACTTATATAGATGCTGATGGCGTTATTAACTTTAGGTTGGTTTCTCCTCTTATAGATGCTGATACACAGTACCGTAAAACAATTATTCGTGTTGAAATGATTGGTGATAAAAATGATACTGTTCTTAGAATTAGACATACTGATGATGACTATCAAAGATGGTCTATGTACCGTAATGTAAACTTAAGTGACTCTCGTCCTGTACTATTTCAGAATGGTGTTACTCGTCGTAGGGCTTATGAACTATTTAATAATGATGCAACATTCATTCGTTTAGCTGCTATGGAAATGGATTTAACTGTTGGCGACAACTAATTAAAAAGGTATTATCATGGGATTATTTAAAGCTATTAAAAAAGTAGCAGGAGTTGTTGGTAAAGTAGCAGGAATAGCTGGTGTTGTTACTGGTAATCCTGTTTTAGCTAAAGTAGGCCAAGTAGGTTCTGCTATAGGAAGTCTAGGCGGTAGTGGCGGTGGTGGTTCATCGACTACTAGTACTCAACAAGGCAACATAGCTAGTGGTGCTTACTATGATCCATTTGGAGCCTCAAGGGGTATTTATGCTACTAAGTTAAATACTTTGATGAATGATCCTGCTGAAGCTGCTAGAATGGTTAAGAGTTCTATTCCTTATACAGAAGGCATGGCATCAGGTGAACGTGCTTTAAGAGCAAACTTAGCTCGTACTGGTCAGGTACAGTCTGGAGCAGAGCAAATAGCTTTTGGTAATTTAGGTCAAGATTTCTTTACTAAATCTTATCAAGACTTATATAATCAGTATTCTACTTTATCTGGTGCTACACAGGCTCCATTAAGTATGGCAAGTGCTAACCAACTTGGTGCTTCTCAAGGACGTTTACAAGACCAAGCTTGGGGTCAAGCTATCGGTGCTATAGGAGATATCTTTACTAGCACTAGTGGAAATGGTACAAGTGGTGGAGGTACTATTATGAATAGTGCTCCTAGTAACTATTCTCCAGGTGCTACAAGCTACGCTCCTATGAATACTAATATAGGTATGGGTAATTATCAAGGCCCAGCTAATATGGGTGGTGGTCTTGTAGGTCCAAACTGGGGTTCAAGCTAAGGAAAAATTATGCCAATTTTAATGTCAGATATATACGCAGGCCAACAAGGTGCTATTGACACCAGAATGAAACGTCAGCTAGAAGAAGAAAATAAATATAAACTAGCAGAGTTAATGCGTATTCGTGATGAAGAAGCTCAAGCTCGTGCTATTAAAACTAAAATAGCTAATCAAATACTAGAAGATCAAGCTTCTGAGCAGTATCAACCACCAGCTGTAGGTCAAGGTCAAGGACTAGTTGCACAAATGCCTACTCCTAATGTTCCAGGAGACTTTGTTCCTCAACAACCTCAAGGTATGATTCCTCAAGAAGGTTTAACAGGCTTAGGTGGTATGTCCACACCTCAAATGGGTCCTATGGGTATGCAACCTCAAGAGGGTGCTACTGACCTTGGTGGTATGCAACCAATGGGTATGACTCCTGAGCAAATGCCTATGGAGCAGCCTCAACAACAAGTTCCTGCTCAAGGCACTTTAATGTCTGCTTTTGATAATTCAGAAACTAGAGTTAATCAAGCTACAGCTAAAGTAGATCAAGTTAAACAAGCTGTTATGGAAATGCGTAAAGCTGGTCTTCATGATGAAGCAGACAAGTATGAAATGAAATCATACAAACTTAAAAGTGCTGCTGATGATGCTCAAAAAACACATCTAGAGTTAGCTGAAAAACTAACTGATTACGTTGGTAGCCAAGCCAATGGTTACTTAAATGCTATTAAAAATCCAAATGTAAATCCTGAAGCAGCTTGGCAACGTATGTTGTTAGACTTAAGTGCTAATGGTATTGACATTGATGAAGAGGTAGCTTTACCTCCTAGTGAGCGTGTTGCTTATGCAACCCAAGCAAGGGAAGCAGCTATTTCTAGTAAAGATCAAATTGCTTTACAGAAAGTAATGTTAACTGAAGCTGGTAAACAACAACGAGCTAATCAAACTGAAAATCTTCGTAGAGAATTTCAAACTGATAAGAATCGTGAGCAAGCTCTTAATAGAAATCTTAAAGAACGTCGTCTTACTCTATCACAAAGTAAGCAAGCTTTTGCTGAGAAGAAAGCTACTTATGAAGCTCTTAAAGATGAAGTTAAAACAAAACTAGATACATCTAAAGTACAATTAGCTGAAGTTGATAAAACAATTGATGACTACACTACTCGTAAACTAGAACTAGACAAAGGTAACTTATATTTTGATACTAAAGGTAATGCTATTTCTAGTGATGACGAAGAAGTACGTGCTCAAGAGTCTAAATTCCTTAATGATCAAATTGCCTTACTATCTAATAGGAAAGCAGATTTAACTGGTAGTGTCCAAGATCTAAGTTCAGAACAAGCAGAACTTTCTAAAACATTTGCTGGTCTTGAAAAAGAACCAGGTGCTAAACCTGAAGCTAAAGCTACTACAGGTAAGTTTGTTTATACTTCTAAAGCTGATGCTGCTAGTCGTAAGAACTATGAAGCTTTTATGGAACAGACTAAGTCTATTAAAGACCCAGCAGAACGGTCTAGAGTACAAGTAGCTGCTCAAAACAGAATGTTAGAGAACGGGTTTATTAAAAATAAATAAAGGAAGTTAAATGGCTCTAAGCTTTGATGACCTACTTCCTTCTACAAGTAGTCAACCTGCTCCTGTAACTCCTCCTGCTAATACAGATATCTCTCAAGATAACTTGTCAAAGTTCTTAGACTTTACAAGTAAGTCTGAGGGGGCTGATTACAATACCATAGTTGGTGGTAAGACTTTTGAAGACTATTCCAAACACCCTGGAGTCGTCGGTCTTACTACGCCTGCTGGTCCTAGTACTGCAGCTGGTAGATACCAGATTACTAAAACAACCTATGATGATGTTGCTGCTAGGTTAGGTATTAAGGACTTCTCTCCAGAAAGTCAAGACAAGATTGCTCAAGAACTTATTCGTAGGAAAGGTGCTCTTGAGGATGTTCAAGCTGGTAGGTTTCCTGATGCTATTAAAAAGCTAGGTAAGACTTGGGCTAGCTTCTCTTCTAGTACTTATAATCAACCTAAGAACACAGCGGAAAAAGAAGCAAAGCTTCTAGCTGAGTCTAAAGGTTCTTTATCTTTTGATGATCTTCTACCTGCTACTAAAGACTCTAAAGGCTCTGTGTCTTTTGATGACTTACTACCTAAGGAAGAGAAACAGAACTGGTTAGGTACTGGTCCTGAGATGACTACAGGCGAGTACTTTAAGTCAGGCTTTGCAGGCCGTGGTATTACAGCTGCTCTTAAAAGCGATGATGACTTAATGAAGCAAGCAGATGATACTGTACTTGCTACTTATGGTAAGTCTATTAAAGACAATCCTAAAAAGTATAAAGACCTTTGGAACAAAGAGTACTCTGCACTTAAAGCACAAGAAACTATTAAGGCTCAAGAAGAAGCTAAGGCTAACCCTACTCCTGGTATAGGTGAGTCTTTTAAACAGTTTGGTCAAGAGCTTGTTGATAGTCCTTGGAAAACAGCTAAGAGTTTCTTATATGAACTTGGCAAAGACCCTGAGTTACTTCTACTAGGTGGGGGTGGAGGTGCTGTAGAGGCTGCAACAGCCACAGGTAAACTAGCTAAGACTGCTCAAGCGGTTAAGACTATTGGAGCTGCGGCAGTTAAACCTGCAGTTACTGGTGCTGCTCTTGAGACATTTGCTGAGGCTGGAAACAAGGCTGGGCTTGATCCTCAAGCTATTGCAAATACTGCTGCTATGTTTGGTGCCTTTGGTGCTACTATGAAAGCTGGTGGTATGGCTTTAAAAGCAGCTAAGACTCCTATGGGTGGTAAACCTAAGCAGCCTTATACTGAAGCTGAATTTGAAGCAGAGCTTAATAAGGCAGAAGAAGAAGTTCGTAATATGGGTGGTGACACTAATATTAGAACTCCTAAAGATATTGTAGTTGATGAATCTACTCCAGCAAAAGAAACTAGTACAGTAGCAGCAGAACCTATTGTAGAAAATTCTAAACTTACTTTACTTAAAAAAGATCTTGAAACAACACTAGCTAAGCATGATAGAGTAGCTGAATATGGTACTGATGAACAAATTGGTGCTCTTGAAACTAAAATTAATTCTTTAGCCGCTGAAATTAAAGCTGCTGAAGCTACTACTAGTACTACTTTCCCTAAAGCATCTGAAGAAGCTACTAAAATACTTGAAGATGATCCTAGCCTAGCAGAAGCAGGTGATATATTCAAAGGTGATACAACTACAGAACAGACACCTGTAAATGTTATACATCGTGTCATAGCTGATACTATCTTAAATAATAGGGCTGCTCGTATACTTAGAGAATCTCTTGAACGTATGGTTCCTAATAAAAAGATTAGGGAACGTATGACTATGGCTATTGAGGGTGCTAAGGAAACAGATCGTCTTCTTACAGATGAACAGAAACGTCAAACTCTTGAAGGTGATACTCCTGAAGTTAGAGCTATTAAAGAAAAGTCAGGTCAGAAGATTGACCCTGGTTTAAAAGGTTATCTTTCTTTTTATCAAACTGTTAGTGATTATCTAGCAGGCTATACTGCTGCTTTACATCCTAAAGCTTTTGATACTTTTTGGGAAAACTTTACAAGAAAAAATAAAATTGAAAGTTTATCTTTTGAGAAACAAAAAGAATTTTTTATTGATAAGAAAGAAAAGTTAGATTATACAGTACGAATGCTAGAAGAACTTCCTTCTGAAGAAAAGGCTATTAAAGTTCTTAAAGTAATTCAGGACAGGCTACGAGTAATTGGTGAACAAGCTAAGACAGAAGGATTGTTTGATCAACTACGTCAGAACTATATTACTCACGTACTAGACTTCTCTGACAGTGCTTTATCTAAAGCTCAACAAATATCATTAAGAGATCGTATTTTAGGTGGGAAAGAAAGTCGCTTTGTACGTGACTTTGCACAGCATCGTGTTTATAAAACTATTCGTGATCTTGAGAAACGCTTGTATGAAGCTGGTCAAGAGATGGGTCTTGATGTTCGTGGTGTTAAGGTTCAACGAGATATAGCTAGGATTGCTGAGATCTATCAGCAGTCTATGATGAATGCTGTTATTCAAAAGAAAGCTATTAACTTCTTAGCTAAACAAAAAGCTCCGTTACTTAATGGTAAACAATTAGAACTTCTTACTAAAGATTTTAAAGTAGCTTTTGAGAATGGTTATGTTAAGTTTACAGGGCATGGGTCTGAAGCACTTAAAGACTACATGGTACATCCTGATCTTGTAGATGCTCTTGGTCATTTGTTTACTGAAAAAGATCCTGGTACAGTACTTAAACTATTAAGTAATGTATCTATGTTGTCTAAAACTATTACCACTATGGCATCGTTATTCCATGCTACTTCACTGGCTTGGGCTCGTGCTGGTGCTACTCCTTATGGTATGCTTAAGGAAATAGGTACAGGTTTTAAAGGAACTAAAGCTGCTCTTGAAACTATTCGCCATGATGGTTTAAGTAAAGAAGTAGATAACTGGACTAGGTCTGGTCTTAAGTTTGAGACTGAAGATATACAACAAGGTATATTACCTGAAGTAGCTAAAAGTGTAGATAACTTTGTAACTAAACTAGCAACTTCTGAAGATGTTCGTCTTACACGAAGAGTAATTGATCCTCTTGATGCTCATGTGTTACAGACTCTAAATACATTTACTTGGGATTTTATGCATGCAGCAGGCAAGTTTGCTACTGCTCAGTATATCTTTGCTAAAATTAAGGCTCGTAATCCTGACATGCCTGATTATGTTATTAGGAATGAAGTTTCTTCTTTTATTAATAATACTTTTGGTGGTCTTGATTGGTTAAAAATAGCTGACGCTGTCCAGAATAAAACTCTTAAAACTTTAGCTATGAAAGCTTATAGTAACCGTGGTAGAACATGGATGCAAATTGCTATGTTTGCTCCTGACTGGACTATATCTACTCTTCGTTCTTACACTAAAGCATTACCTAAAAACTTACTTAAACCGAAAGAATGGGAAATTAAAGCAGGTGCTAAGGGTCTATTTAATCCTAAAACATCAGGTGATTTAGCTAGACGTTATGTAGCTACTACTGCTCTAATGTGGTTAACATTTCTTAATGGTATTAATGTTGCTACATCTGGACATTACATCTGGGAGAATGATGA